CACGTTTACGATACACGCTGAAATTTTGACTTTTCGGTCGAGAACTTTTGAGGTGATTTAAAACCATGCAAAAAGATGAGATACAAACCGAAATTAAACGTCTTAAAGGACTTTTCCCCGGCGCAGATGAAAACAGCATAGCAACACTTGACTCGTTAATTGAACAGGCTGCATATGAACGTGTTTTTCTTAAAAAGCTGAACATTCAGGCGCTCGAAACTGGCCTTGTGCAAATCCACCCCGAACACGCAGATTTGCAACGAAAGCTACCCGTCAGCGGCGAAATAGCAAAACACGCAGCTACTTTAACCAACATTATGGACAAGTTGATGAAACATCTTGGCGCTGTTGCCGAAGATGACGATGATGGAATGGGCGATTATGAATGAGTTTTTTACTTGACTACTACGAAAAATGCAAAAGTGGTGAAATCATTGTCGGGCGCGAACTCATGGCACAGCTTGAAATACTCTCGAAGGATGTTAATGATCCGCTTTTTAAATTCGAAACAGAAGAAGCGCATAAGCGGATCAAATTCATTGAAAGTGAGTGCAGACATTCTATTTCACCTTTTGCAGGTGAACCGTTTATCCTTGAGTTGTGGGAAAAAGCCTTCATCGAGGCTGTATACGGTTTCAAAATGGAAATTCGCGGAGTTTGGAAGCGCCGATTCACAAGATGCCTGCTGCTAATCGGCCGCAAAAATGGCAAAACAACATTTTGCTCTGCACTTGGAAATGCAGAGTTTTTTTGCGGCAATATTGGAACAAATATTCTTTGCGCATCCAACGACTATGAGCAGGCCGGAATGATCTTTGACGAGATCAACAATATGCGCGAAGAAAGCCCACGCCTCCGCAAAGTGTCCCGAAAAAATATTAAGGGCATTTTTATGGGAAGCCCGAAGCAGAAGCGGAAAACAGGCAAATTCAGTGCGCAAAATAAAGCGAAAATCAAAAAGCTTTCCATTAAAACCGGCGCAAAAGAAGGTAAAAATATTGACTTTGCCATCATCGACGAAGTCCACGAAATGAAAGACAATTCGCTCGTGATGCCGATTTTGCAGTCGATGTCAACGAAGCCGGAGCCATTAATGATCGAGATCACGACGGAGGGGCAAGTCGAAGACGGTTATCTCGACAAGCGCATCGAGGACGCAAGGCGGATACTTAAAGGCGAATCGAGCGAGCAAAGAACCTTGGTATGGCTTTACACGCAGGACAGCGAAACGGAGATATGGCAGAATCCAAAAACATGGGTAAAGTCAAATCCGAATCTCGGCATCGCTAAACAATGGGACTTTCTCGAAAGCCTTATCGAAGAATCAAAAACGAACTCGGCAACAAGGGCATTCGTGCTGTCAAAGGATTTTAACATTAAGCAATCCTCTGCTGCTGCGTGGCTTCAGGAAGTCGAAATAATCAATAAGGCAACATTCAAAATTGAGGACTTTACTGGTTCTTATTACATCGGCGGCAACGACTTCATGGAAACTACCGATTTATGCGCAGCTAAACTGCTATTGATAAGACCGGGCGATAAAATGGTTTATTTTTGGTCGCATTATTGGATTCCAGCCGAAAAATTGGATCGTTCTCCGGATGATGTTAACTATCGGCAATGGGAACGCGACGGTTATTTGACAATCGTTCCAGGCAACAGCGTGGAGTCGTCAATCGTTGCTGATTGGCAGTATGATCTGCTCACAGAATACGACATCAAACCGTACAAGGTCGGCTACGACAACCGATTCGCAAAGGATTACATTAGAAGATTTGAGGAGATTTTCGGATCTGATATCGCGCTTAACGTGCCGCAGGATGCGAAGTGTCTTAACAACCCAATGCGGAGATTGGAAGCTGATTTGCGCGGAAAACTGGTTAATTATAATAACTGTTACGGCGATTTGGTTTGTTTCCGAAATACGGGCGTAAAAACAGACAGCATCGGCAGGGTGATACCTTGCAAGCAACACACAACAAAGAGAATAGACGGAACGGCGGCGGCATTGTGCTGTTACGCCGTTTTTGATTGGTACAAGAGCGAATTTAAATCGTTGGTAGGTGAATGATGGCAATTTTTAACTATTTGAAAGGCGTTTTCGGGCAAGACGGAACCGCGCAATACAAGGCATGGTTAACAAACAGCCAGCCAATTTTTACATCGTTTGGGAACGACATTTATCTTTCCGATGCCGTGAATAATGCCATTGACAGGGTGGCAACCGAAATAAGCAAGATTGATGTCAAGTCAGTTGTCGAATACGGCGACACACTGAAAGTGCAAAACGACGACATCACGCGATTATTCCGAAGCAAACCGAATCCGTTGCAGACGACATCAGACTTTTTATCATCTGTTGAGTGGCTACGGCGAAAGAACTGCAATGCCTTTATTTACCCGCAGTTTGTAACGGTGACAGGCGCAAACGGCATGACTTTCCGGCGCTATGTTGCAATGTACCCGCTTAATCCATCGTTTGTGAACATCGGCGTAAACGAGGACAACCAGGTCTGGGAAATCAAGATGGACTTTGAGGACGGAACGAGCTACACATTGCCATATGAATGGCTAATCCATATGAAGTGGCGGCGCGGGAAAAATCTTGTTACTGGTGGTGGTGATGATCATGGCATGGTCAACGACTACGACGTCAAGCGCACCATTGACGCGATGGATAAAACAATTCAGGGGTTGCCAAAATCCATCGAAGCCAGTTTACAAATTAAGGGCGTTTATCACGCCAAGACTGTTGCCGATTCTGCGAAGCTCAGCAAAATGCGCGATGACTTTGAAAATCACATCTTTTCCGCTAAAGGCGGCATGATCGCCACGGACTTGGGCGGTGAATTCACTCCGGTTAATATTAGCCCACCCGACATTCCCGATACGGCAATGCGATTTTTAAAGGCTGTCATTGAAGAAAAATACGGCGTTTCTGCCGCGATATTGTCCGGCGACTATAACGGCGAACAACACAGCGCATTTTACCAGACGGAAATTGAGGACTTTATCGTCCAATTTGAGCAGGCATCTACAGCCTGCGTTTTTACTGCGCGGGAGCAAGATGTTGGACATAAAGTCAAATGTTTCTATCACAAAGTCAATTATTTGTCGATGCAAAACAAGATCGATATCGCCAATCTCGGCACAAATGTAGGCAATATGACCTTAAATCAGATCAATGACATGCTCGGCATTGAACCGTTTGAAGGCGGGGACAAGAGGGTGCAATCATTGAACTATGTCGATGTTTCGATTGCGAATCAATACCAAATGAACGGACAAAACGGAGGAAACAATGGACAAAAATAAACAAGAGCGCAGGCTCATGGATATGCGCGCGGTTGACAACGACGAAGGGAAAATGATCATCGAAGGATATGCAATCGTTTTTGACCAACCGGCAACGCACGGGCAATTCACCGAAACAATTCAGCGCGGGGCATTAAACGGAACCGACATGAAGGATGTCCCGCTGCGATATAACCATAACGACACGTGGTTAATCATGGCACGGACAAGAAATAAATCACTGACCCTATCTGTCGATGACTTTGGGCTTAAAATGCATTCTGAGCTCATTGACACACAGGCAAATAGGGACGCATACAAAGCAATTCAGGCGGGGCTTATCGACAAGATGAGTTTCGCCTTTACTGTTGCTGATCATGGCGATATTTGGAGCTTTGGTGAAAATGAAACCACAAGGGTAGTAACTCAAATTGATAGATTGTACGACGTTTCGGTTGTGGATACGCCGTTTTACGATGGTACTTCTGTATATGCTCGCAGCCTTGAATTACTGGACAGTGAAAAAAGGCGGCTGGATAGCTTGCGCGAGATGGAACTACGAAAACGCAAATTAAAATTGAAAATCAGAAAGGAACAATAAAATGACCTTAAAAGAACTCAAAGAGAGACGTGCGGCAATTTACGCTACAGAAATTGATGCCGCTAAAACTGATGCTGAACTCGACGTTTTACAGACTGAACTCAGAAAACTCGACATGCAGATTACAGAGGAAGAAAAACGAGCCGCCGCGCAAGCCGATCCTGTTGGCAGAACTGCAGCGGTAACAGCCCCTGATGTTGTTATCTCTAATGTTATGCAGCAGCACAGAAAATCCGAAGATGCAGAGGAAATGGAATACCGCAAGGCGTTCATGCAGTATGTCACCCGTGGAACCGCTATTCCCGTTGAGCTTCGCGCTGGTGATGAGAACACCTTGACCACGGACATTGGCAGCGCCATTCCGACTGTGCTCGTTAATCGCATCATCGAAAAGATGGAAACCTTTGGCGTTATTCTGCCGTTGGTTACCCGCACCAATTATGCCGCAGGGGTTGCCATCCCGACTTCTACCGTAAAGCCTGTTGCAACGTGGGTGTCTGAGGGAGATGGCTCTGACCGTCAGAAGAAAACCACCGGCACCATTACCTTTAGCCGCTTCAAACTGCGCTGCGAGATCAGCATGTCTATGGAATCCTCCGTGCTGGCTGTGTCCGCGTTTGAGGCCGCGTTTGTACGTCAGGTATCTGAGGCAATGGTCAAGGCTATTGAAGATGCTATCATTTCCACAAATGACGGCACAACCACGCCGAAGGGCATCTTTTCCGAAACCCCCGCGTCTGGTCAGGCCACTACCGCTGACGCGCTTACTTATGAGCTGCTTTGCGATATTGAGGCGGCAATTCCTTCTGCGTATGAAGCCGGCGCGGTTCACGTTATGACCAAAAAAACCTTCATGGCTTACGTTGCTATGACCGATTCCGAGGGGCAGCCCGTGGCGCGCACCAATTACGGAATTGGCGGCCGTCCCGAACGTACTTTGCTTGGCAGACCTGTTATCATCATCGAAGGCAATGACACGTTAAAGAGCTTCGCAACCACGTTGACCGCTGGCGATTTGTTCCACTTTGTTTTTAACTTTGCCGATTATGTCTTAAACACCATCTATGATATGGGCGTACAGCGTAAGCAAGACTGGGACACCGAGGATATGTTGACTAAGGCGGTCATGTCCGTTGACGGAAAGGTTGTTGATAAAAACAGCCTTGTTACCGTGAAGAAAAAAGCGTAAGCTAAAAGCTATTCGGGGAGGGGTAAGCACCCCTCCCAGCATTTTAGGAGGTAAAAAACATGTATCCATACAATCATAAAAAAGGCCAAAAAATCCAGACAGACGCAAGTGGCGTATCAGTTGACCGCGCTTTTCTCGCGCATTACCATATCGCTGCAGAAGACGCGCCGGAAGGCAGCTCCGATGGCGTACACGCAGCCATGAACCTAGGAGCAACGGTGCAGGAAATCACAACCGGAATCACAAATCCGGCAGTACCAAGAAATATCCGTATTGACGGAAATGTTTCTGGGATTGATGGCGTGGTAAAAATCACCGGCACGAACTTTGCGGGCGAAGCAATCACAGAAAATATCACAGCCAACGGACAAACAGCAGCAGACGGACTTGTGGCATTTAAAACCGTAACTAAAATCGACCTGCCGATTCAAGACCATACACCAGCGGCACAGACGGAGACTATTCAAGTGACAAATGAATGCACCACAACGGAGGATATTGCCGTTGCGGTGACTGCGACAACCTTGCTTGGTGACGATAGCGGCGAGAGTGTCACTGTATCACTCGACAGCACAGTCCATACTACAGCAGCCTTGGTTGCTGATGCCGTAGCAGATGCCCTGAATGAGAACGAGGTTATCAACGCAGTATTTACGGCCAGCGTAACCGGAGCAGGTAGCGACACTATCACGCTGACGGTCAACGAACCGCTTGCCGACGACAACACTCTTGCAATAGCCTTTACAGTAGGAACTTCTGGCGTGACTGTCGGTAGCTCCACTGCTGGAACTACTGGCGTCCCTTACGACCAGATCAGCGTCGGTTGGGGTGATAAGTTCGGACTTCCCTATAAACTTTATGCTGACGAACTGGTTATCTTAAAGCTGTTTAACAAGGCGGTGGAAGTAACCGGGGGAACCATCACCGCCGATGCTACAGACATTGAGAAAAATGTATACGACCCGAACGACACAACTTTAGGCGTAGACATCGACCTCTACATCATAGTTTAAGGAGGTAGCGGAGTATGGCACTAATTGACGACGTAAAGCCTCGGCTAGGAGTGTTTTACTCCGACGCCGACAAAGACGCTGAAATCCAGGGTATGATCGATGCCGCACAGGAGTATTTCCGAGGAGCAGGGTGGGAGATTGATACTTCCACCCCCGCTCCCTTGGCAGTGGAGGCCGTTTCCCTTTTTTGCAAAATGGCACAATCGACCGACCCTGCACAGCTGACAAATCATCCCGTGTTGCTGTCCTTCATCGCGCAGGGGAGGGTATCAGATGCTTAAATTCAACCCCACAACCCCCGTGACATTTTGGAAAAAGACAAGCTCATACACAGCAGGACAAGGTCAATCAACGACATGGACGCAGATTTTAACATCACCGTTGTTCGGTGAATGGCGCGGTGGCTTTGGAGATCGCGCAATCGCGGCGCAGGCTGTTGGTGTATCCGACATGGCAACATGCAGGACATTTTATCACCCGACCCTTTACGCCGCCATGAACCAATCTCAGATAATTGTCGTTAAAAACGCAGATAGCGCGGCGTTCACAGCAGGCGTTCCGGACCGTAATAATCCAAATGTTTACGAGCTTTGGGGCGGCGTTGATAATGTCGAGCAAGCCAATCAATGCCTTGAATTCAGGGTGAGGAGGTATGAAGGAAAATGACGGATATTAGAACACTTGTTCAAACTGTCCTTGATACCGCATTAAGCGCATCAAACGTTAGGGTATTTTGGCTGCAAAAGACCGATACAACAAGCGCCGACCCTGACGAGTATGTTGTCTATACCATCGATGGCAACACTCCAACATCATATGCGGACGATGCGGAATTGGCGCGGTCAGCAAATATCGTCGTGCGTTACTACTATCACCTTGACCTGATCGACACGCAGCCCGGCAGAACGGCAGTAAAAAGCAGAGAACAAACAATCTTAACCGCCTTAAAAAACGGCGGTTTTTCTGTATTCAACGGGCCGTTTGATGTTGGCGACATTGATGACGCAGGATATGGAACGACGATTTACGAGTGCTATTTTAGTGAGGTGGTATAAATGCCCATCAAAGTCAATTCCGCAAAATTTCAGAATGCACTCGAGGAGACATTGCGAGAATATGGTGACTCTGTTTATATCGCCACGGAAGAAGGAATCGAAGCTGCTGCGAAAGTCCTTTCGGAAGAGGAAGCAAACGCAAGTCCTAAAGATAGCGGCAAGTTTCGCCGTTCATGGAAAATCAAAAAAGGCAAGGGACTTTCCCGATCTATCACCAACACGCGAACTGTTAAAAGCTCCAAAAACGGTGACATTCCTCTCGTCAATATCTTAGAATATTCGAAAATCAGAGGAAATCCGTTTGTTAAAAAAACATACGAAAAGGCAATCCCCGACATGGTGGATGCCGTTGCAAAAACCATTAAAAGGAGAAATAAATAATGGAAAAAGTAACCTACGGGCTGAAAAGCCTGCACTATGCGCAAAAAACCGAAAGCGAAATGGGTGCTCCTTCATTCGGAACCCCTAAAAGTTGGATAGGCGCGTCCGAAATGACATTGTCCCCTATTGGTGAAATAACACCAATTTATGCAGACGATGTTATTTTTTACAAAGCGCGAAGTAATCAGGGATATGATGGGAGCCTGTCAGTTCTGCAAATCCCGGAAGATTTTAAAATCAATCACATTGGCGAATACAAAGACACCAACGGAGTTATCATCGAAAAATCCAACGTTATCCCTTATGATTTTGCCTTGCTTGGTGAATTCCAGGTTGCGGGCGACGAAGCTGGAGATGCAACAGGTAAGCGTTTTGCATTGTACAACTGCTCGGCTGGTCGCGCCGATCTCGCCGGGAAATCCAAAGAGGACACCATCGATCCGAACATGTTCGAAGTCCCGATCACAGCTAACCCCACCGTCAGCGACGAAATCGTGAAAGCGAGCATCAAAAAATCGGACAATGAATCCGTGTACAACGCATGGTTTGACAGCGTTTATTACAACCCATCTTATGTCACGCTCTACACCGTGACCGTGACCGTTACCGCAACAACTGGCGGCGCTGCGATTGCTGGTGCTCTCGTTGTTGTCGGCGGTAAAGTTGGCATCACAAATTCCAGCGGTATCGCACGGATTTTGCAGCCGAACGGGACTTATGACGTGATCGTTTCCGCGTCTGGTTATACCGCCGAAGTATCGACCGCAACCGTTACCAGCGCCAACGCGTCCGTTGCTGTTGATTTAGTGTAAGAGGTGGCGACATGGAAAAGATAGTAAAAATTGGTGATCAGGACGTGCCGCTGAAATCTACAGCGGCAAGCCTGATTAGGTACAAATCAAACTTTGGAAGAGACGGGCTTTCTGACATTTTTGCGTTTCGGAAAGTTGCCAAGAATGGGAAAGTAGACATCGAAAAAATTGACTTTGATATCTTTTTCCGTTTCATGTGGGTTTTCGCAAAATCTGCGAATCCGAATATTCCTCCTTTGGAAACATGGCTCGATCAATTTGAACTCGCAGACGTGCTGCAAAATGGACTAATGGCGGTTGTTGATCTCATGGCAAGCACCACCGCTACCCACGTTACACCAATAAAAAACTGAAAGTCGGCGGCGGTGAATTAACGACGGAAACGATTATACACCGCGCAATCGAGCGCGGGCTAACCGTCGCCGACTTTGAAACAATGACGCTTGGCATGGTGATTGACTACTTGATCACCTGCCAAAACGAAGAACAAAAGACAAAAACCAATTCCAGACAGGCAACCGAAGCGGATATCGATTCATTTTAAAGCGCTCCAATTGTGGGGCGCTTTACAATTAAGAGGGTAAAAAATGGCAGCAAGCACTATAAAAGGACTAACAATCGAAATCAACGGCGATACAACGTCGCTGGATAAGTCTCTAACTAATGTCAATAAGACATCAAGAGACCTACAAAGCGAGCTGCGACAAGTGGACAAGCTGTTAAAACTTGACCCCAAAAATACAGAGCTTCTCACGCAGAAGCAAAAGCTACTTGCTGATGCGGTTGAAAATGCAAAAAACAAGCTGAACACGCTAAAAACCGCCGCAGAGCAAGCATCAAAACAACTCGCCAACGGTGATATTGGCGAAGATCAATATAGGGCGCTGCAAAGAGAGGTCATTAAAGCTGAACAGAACTTGCAAAGCCTTGAATCGCAATCGAAAGAAACAGCAAACGCCCAACAAAACGCAGGTAACGAAGCAGAAGAGGCAGGCGAAGACATAAAAAAAGCCGGCAATCGAGCAAAAGAAGCCGGTGATGATGCCGAAAAAAGTAAAGACGGCTGGAACAAATTGGGTGATGGCGTTAAAGGTGCAGGGAAGCTGGCGGCAGAAGCCGCTGTTGCCATTGCCGCCGCCGCCGCTGCCGGCGCTACTTCGATTGTAGCAATGACGACAAAAGCCGGTGCTGCCGCCGACGATATAAATACTTTGGCAACGCAGACCGGGCTGTCAACCGAAGAAATTCAGAAATTTGCTTACGCTTCGGATATCATCGACGTTGATATTGAAACACTCACAACGTCAATGGCGAAACTGACAAAAAAAATGTCTATTGCTCAAGGCGGCACGGGCGATGCGGCCGATGCGTTTTCTGCGCTTGGCGTATCTGTCACGGATGGCAACGGTGAATTGCGAAACAACCAAGATGTGATGGCAGATGTCATTACAGCCCTTGGATCCATTGAAAACGAAACACAGCGCGATGCCTACGCGATGGCGATCTTCGGCAAATCTGCGCAAGATCTCAATCCGTTAATTTTAGGTGGGGCGGATGCTTTAGAAGCTCTCGGACAACAGGCGGAAGATGCAGGATTGATTTTATCTCAAGAAGCACTTGACGGGCTGAACGATTACAACGATAAAGTCGACGTTTTCAAGGCGACAATTAGCGGAGCCGGAACCTTATTTGCAACGGCATTCGCTGAACCACTCGGAAAAGCGGTTGAAGCCCTAACCGGTTACTTGACCGACATGACAAAGGCATTTAACGAGGGCGGTTTTTCTGCCGTTGCTGATGTTGTCGCTGGTATTTTTACGGAATTGCAAGGCAAATTTTATGAGCTATTGCCAAAAATCGGTGAGGTCGCGGCAGGCATTATACCGACACTGATTTCAGGTATGCAGACGAATTTGCCTGTGCTCATTACCGGCGCTTTATCACTTATCACGTCCATAGTTAATGTTTTATTGCAACAGCTCCCTACTATCGCGGAGCTTGGCATTCAACTACTTGTCAGCTCGCGAACGGTATCGCAAGTGCACTCCCGACGCTAATACCGACCATTGTCGACGTTGTAATGCAAATATTGACTATAATTGATGAAAACTTGCCGACGATCATTGAAGCTGGATTAAACATTTTAACGGCATTTGTTAAAGGTATCATAGACTCTATTCCCATTTTGATCGAGGCATTGCCGGAGTTAATCGAGGCAATGCTTAATTATCTTACCACTTCTCTACCGGTGATCATCGAGGCGGGCATTGATATTGTGATTGCTTTAATTGAAGGTTTAGTGGATGCGTTGCCTGCTCTCGTTGCAATGCTACCTAAACTCATTACATCCATCACAACTACGCTGACGAATCCGGATTCAATCACTAAACTCTTAAAAGGCTCGCTCCAAATCATAGTAGCTTTAGCCAAAGGGCTTGCAGAATCAATACCGGTACTTGTCAAGGCTCTGCCGTCGATTATCGCCGCCATTGTCAATGGACTTGGCTCTGCCGTCACGTCTATGGCAACCGTTGGACTCAACCTTATTAAGGGGCTGTGGAACGGCATCGACGACGCCCTCGGTTGGCTGAAAGATAAAATCACCGGCCTTGGCGATAAAATTCTTGGCTGGATTAAAGGTATTTTCGGCATTCACTCGCCTTCATCCGAAACCGCTTATTTTGGGGAAATGTTGGCGAAAGGTCTTGGCGTTGGATTTATCGACAGCATGGGCAGTGTGGCGAAGTCGATCGGAAAGGCGGCTAACATGGCGCTTGATGCGATTAGCCCCAATCTTGAAGCGCAGCTCTCTTACGCTACGTCCGCATCGCCGGGCGTATCTTCATCTTCGGCAGTATCGAGCTCCGTTGTTAATAATAGCCCGGTCGTGAATTTAACCATCAACACGTCAGGGGGATTAAATGAGGGCGACATTGTTAACATGGTGAACCGTGCGCTCGGAAAGGTCTACGCATGATTAGACAATATAAACTTATAAACGCAGATGCCGAAGTGATCGATCTTATGGACGAATCGACATTCTTCGGCGACACAAACGGACTCGGCATCAGCCGCACAATTGAAACGGTTACATCCGGATTTTGTTTCATCCCGGTTAGGAACGAACTTGATCGGCAAAACATTTCGGGAACGCTCTATTTTGCAGATTATGACAACTATCTGACGTTCGCTCGGTTTTGTTCGAGGGTTCCTCTCAAGCTCTACTACAACACAACGGGGACTTGGGCTCATAGAATAGTAATGCTGCAAAAACTGGAAAAGCCGGAGATTGATAAGACCACATCAAAGCTACTTTGTCCGGTGGAATTTATGCCGGAAAGCGCATGGCGTAGCGAGGCGACGGTGTTTTCTGCCGCTGGCAGCGAAGCCACCGGGAAGGTTTATCCTTATACTTATCCTTTTGTATACAGAGAAGTCGCCGCGGGGGCGATTGCCCTCGTTAACAATGGATGGAATGATGCGCAGTGTAGATTGCATATCATGGGGCCGGTATCGTCTCCGACGTGGTCCCTTGTACATAATGGGTTGACAGTACTTACTGGCAATGTTGATGCAACGATCCCAGAAGGGTATAAAATCGTCGTTGATGCCGATCCCTTAAATCTCGAGATCGCTGAATACACCATTGATAATGAATTCGTGCAAAACCTTTACGCGGTGAGCGACTTTGACACAGAACGATTTGTTTTAATACCGCCGGGAGACAGTACACTTTTTATATCACACCAAGGAACGGAAGAAATCGTTGCATACGCAGAGGTGATCAGAATTGCCGAAACAATGTAAAATCGAAATTTTTGACCGCGATATCGTCTTTAAGACTGCCATGACAATACAATGGCCGGAAGTTTCATTCGATTATTTAGCACTCGAACAGGCATCAATAGAGATACCGGAAATGAATGTCAGCAAAGGAGACTTTGTCCACATTACAGATATCAGTGGAAATATCATTTATCAAGGCATAGCCACCGCTCCAAACGTGCAAAATGGCGTCTTAACACTCGGTATAAAGCCTTTACTATCTCTTTTTGATATAACAGTATCCTTTGACAGAACAGCCCTTTTAAGCGGCTCATTAGAAGCCTTTTTGGGCGGTATAATTACTGCCCGATACATAAGTAATGCGGATATTTTAGAGCGTATTAGCATGAATGTTTTTACAACATCATCTACGACGGGAACCGCTTTAAATCTAAAGGATAATGTCCATTCGTTGTGGGATATCGCAATCTCAGCAATGACGGGATATGGAATCGTTATTAATGCGATACTCAAGCCGTCGACGAATACGATCGAAGTCACCATCGGGAAGGTCGGCACTTCCATTGAAACCGTAGAAGCCGACCGCGAAAACTGCGTTAAATCATCCTTCACCATCGGCGATGACTACGGCGCGACAAACAAAATGACGTTAATCAATAAAAACGACGAAACCGAAACCGCCGTTTACTATCTACATACAGATGGAACCATCAGTACGACCAACGCTGACCGCATTACTCCGGTTTTTGAAACAGTGGAATACATCGAATCAAGCGGAACATTTGCCGACGATGCGCATTCCCGTGCTCTTGAAGCACTCACGCCCCAAGAGCATGACAATTTGATTGAGCTGACGTTTAATGCCGCCGATAAATTGGTTGATCTCAGTGGCATGGCAATCGGACAGGTCGTGAGTATCTGCCACGATGGGAGCATGTATAAAAGCATTCTGACCGGAAAACAAAAATCAGAACTGAATACGAAGTTGATTTTTGGCAACGTGCGGGTCGACCTCACGAAAAAACTTGTAATTGAAAAAAGGAGAAAATAATGGCAATCACGCTAAAACAATTTGATGGCGCCACGGTTACACCAACAGACGATGCCATCCTTAACCATCTTATGATGGGAACATCCGGCATCATTGAAGGATGTGAGCCGACATGGCTCGGCACAAATCAAATAAAAGTGTCCGCGGGGCGCGGTATTGCTATGGGGCGGCAATTTACTGTTGATGAAGAGACCGTCACGGTTACTTTGACAGGCGGCGCAGCTGGCCGTCTGCTGATTGAAATTGACATTGGTAACGCTACGCCAGGAACTTTTGTGTCGCAGGCGGCAGCCACTTTGCCATCGTTAGAACAAGGTGACCTAAACCACGGCGATACGGTTTACCAGCTCCCGGTTTGTTTGTATAATGTCGGCGCTCTTACAATAAGCAATATGACAGATGCGCGAACCATAATTGCTGGTGCGGGTGTGATCAATCATAGTGCGGAGAAGATCACGAGCGGCACATTGCCAATAGCAAGAGGCGGCACAGGTGGAGCTACTGCCGCCGCCGCGCGGTCAAGCCTTGCTATACCAAGGATTGGAACGGTCGAACATGGCGGGACGCTGTCAAGCATAGACACGCTTACGGAATCAGGGCTATACAAGGTTAATGGATATGGCGGAAGTGTAGGTTTGCCAACCGGCGAATTTTCCGGATTGCTCGAGCACATTTATTATGATGCAAATTTTGCCGCCCAGCGGCTATTTTGCGATAGCGAAATTGTGTATGAGCGAATCAAGGCAGGCGGAGAATGGGGGAATTTTTTAAACTATGGTAAAAAAATTGCGCTCTCGGTGACTACGTCGGGAACTTCCTCCGGAACTATTTCCGCTTATTCCTACAATGGATTTATTTATATTAAAGGAAATAGTGTAAAGTTATCATCTGCGTTGTCAGCAAACGCAGAAATCAAGATAGCAACGATTAGCGGTGCCGCAATGCAGGCGGGGGTATTTGGCAGCGGCAGAACATTAGTACAACCGGCGGAGGCTTTTGCGATCGAAGCAAGAAACAGCCTTGACGTTTATCTCAAAGATTTGGGTGACGGCGGCATTGCAACGAGTCAATACATCGAATTTAGTCTAATTACACCTATTTTGAGTTAAGTGGGGTGACATCATGCCAGCCATTCTTAAACAATATCAAGGCTCCGTCGTTTCGCCGGAAGATGACGCCAAAGTATATAAATTTCTCGGTGGAATTTCCGGCATTGTCAGCGGATGCGCCGTGACATTATACGCGACAAATCAACTCAAAGTTTCGTCTGGATGGGGTTTTGCCTGCGGTCGCGTTTTTACAATAGAGGAAGAGGTCATTGTCGCAGTCACGACGGCGGCAAAAGGCAGAGCATTGATCAATATCGACCTCGAAAACGTCGCAGAACCAGCGCGCTTGACAACACAATCGGCTGCTGTCCTGCCTGCGCTCGTGCAAGAGGATATCAACGCTGATGGAACTGTTTTCCAGCTTGCGCTTTCACAGTACGATATCGCCAGTAACACGATCTCCAACTTAACGGATGTCCGGGTGATGCTTTATAGTATCGACTCGCGGATTTCCGCGCTCGAAAATGACCCGGGCGGTCTCGAGCTTGGTGAAACGTCAACTACCGCCTATTATGGCGACAAAGGCAAAACAGCCTATGACCATAGTCAAGTAACTGGTAATCCGCATGGAACAACAGCTTCAGTTATTACACAAGATTCATCGAATCGTTTTGTGACCGATACAGAGAAATCAACATGGAACGCTAAGCAATCAGCTTTAACTTTTGATTCAGCACCTACAGATAGCAGTTCAAACCCTGTTACAAGTAATGGTGTTTATGATGCGTTAGCTGCCAAAGCGGATATAGCGCAAAAAAATTGGATTGCGCCTACTTTTTTAAATTCGTGGGTAAATGTAGGTGGAGGATATTATACCGCTGGATATTATAAAGATAGTATTGGTATTGTTCATCTTCGTGGTTTAATCAAGGGCGGCACAACGACCGCTGGAACAGATTTATTACAACTTCCAGTTGGATATAGACCAGCCAAACATATGTTTTTCCCCGCAGTTAGTAATTATGCATATTGTGCAATTCAAGTACTAGCAACAGGTATTGTCGAGTTAGGAACCGTTGCAAGTGCAACTTGGATAGACCTTAGCTCAATTTCTTTCAGGGCGGAGGCGTAAGAAGAATGAGTATTAAAACAGGAACAGCGGTCGGCGAATTTATTTCGCCGCATATCAAAGACACTGAGTGGAAATGTCGGGCGAGCAATTATATTAAGTATGACACGGTGGAACTCGAGATGCTTGAAAAGCTTCGCTCTGATTTTGGCGCAGAAGCTATTATCATTGAATCGGGTTACAGAACCACCGCTTATAATCAAAGCATTGGCGGTGCTTCGGGTTCCCCACATACAAAGGGCTATGCCGCTGACGTTCGTTTTATTAAAGATGGCAAGCTTATTCCAACTGAGGTAGTATGTTGCCATGCCCAGGACATGGGGTTCAAGGGTATTGCGATCTGCAGAGGTAGCGGAACCAATGCCCACTTGGACATGTATAACCGCATTTATCGCGGGGATGAGCGCAAGGGCAACTATGGCAATAATATTGCAGGGAATGACTGGTATAAAGAAACAGGCCTTAGTAAGATCGATGTGCAAAAATATTTAATGGAGGATGAAGAAATGGTATACAAAGATGTTGCCGATGTTCCTGTTTGGGGCAGGGTGGCAGTTCAAAGACGAATCGAAGCAGGAGCAACTAAGGGCGAAGATTTAACCGAGTCAATGGTTCGCACTTGGGTTATCGATGACCGCATGAACCCGTACTACGAAGACCTCATTGATGTTCCCAATTATTGGCTCACTGATGTTGAAGAAATGGTAAACGCAGGCTTTATATTCGGTGACGGTAAGCATGATGTAGCAATGACACACAGCGAATTAAAGCCGATTATAGTCGCATATCGAATGACTAAAGCAAATAAGGCGGTGTAATATGAGTACTCAATTTTGGATTCAGATGTTAACCTATGCAGTATCTATTGGTTGCATGTACGGTGCGCTATCAACACGTTTAAAGGTTTTGGAAAAGAAAGTAGATTGTCACAATCACCTTATAGAAAGAATGTATGAGGTGGAATCAGACATTAAACTTATTAAAGAAAGGATAAGTTATGAGTAAATTTCAATTTCAAACCAGATTAAAAAGCTGGGCGCTATGGCTTGCAGTTGCAGCTTTGATTGTGTTCATGGTAAAGGAGTTCATTGGTATTGATATTGGCGATACTGTAAACACAGCGATGAATTTGCTATTGCCGATTCTAATTGCGTTCGGCATCGTAAATGACCCTACAAACAAAAACTCTATATAACTAAAAACCCCGGCCTTAATTGGTCGGGGTTATTTTTTTTAAATTAATGTTCATTGAATAGAATGATTGTCTTATTACCGTTCGTGCGCTATAATAAACAAGAAATTAGGGGAAATACATTCCCTGGAAAGGAGTTAAACATGATTGAAGATAGTCATTTTAAAAAATTATTATCTCGTTACGACGAAATATTAATGAGTGAAGATGAGTTTATGAAATATCGCTTAAAAAGCCATGGTTATACGGGTAGTATTATTAGCGATAACATTGTGGACCTATACGAAAATCTTGCGTTTGATAAAGATGACGGAACAAAGCTGCGCAGATGCAAGAAACACTTTAGGTATGAAAAAGGGGACAACACTGTGCACGTATTTTATTATGAGTATTACACGTGTAAGATTAGGGACGTTAGATCTGTTTTAGGATACACCCTTCTCAAGCCTAAAGAAAATCCATCAATAAAAAAGCGAATATGATAATAATATGATACCCGACATTAAAACACCAGCATAAAGTGAGGTGGTAGTGGACTCCAAATCCATTGGTTCAGCGTTCAAGTCGTTGTGCCCCTGCCAAAGAAAAGACCAGCTAAACATGGGTTTAGTTGGTCTCTTTTTTTATTTTGCGAAGTGTCAAGTTGTCAAATCTGCACGTTTCTGACAGTATCGATTGTGATACTTTTGTGATACTTTTTATTGGTTGATTAATTCACGTGCCGTATCAATCATTTTTTGCGTGATGTGAGTGTAGATATTCGCAGTCACTCTGATGTCATTATGCCCAAGGAGATATTGGGCGGTTTTTAAGTCAACGCCCTTTTCGGCAAGATCAGTAGCATACGTGTGGCGCAAACTGTACGGCGTTAAATCTTGAGCCAACACATGGACGATGATCTTGTTACGGTACAACTTTGCACCGGCTGCAATGTCCATCATGCGCAATAAGCTGTGCCATGATTTTAAATAGCGTTGCGCATCCATCGGTTTCCCTTTTGCGTTTGGAAAAACATAGGGACTATCAGTTCGCTTGACGGTTTTAAGAATTTCCATGTACCACGAGGGGACAGGAACCGTTCTTTTTCCTGCAGCTGTTTTGGGAGCTTTAACAATATTGCAATTATCTTGCATGGATTGAGTGATTGTGACTGTATGTTTTGTCATATCGACATTAAACCATGTTAGCGCCCGAGCCTCCGCGGGACGAAGTCCACAGGCAAGCAGAATCCCGAAAAAATCACCTCGATGGTGTGTTTGCATGGCTTCCATAAAATACTTGCGTTCTGTGTCTGACAATGGTCTACGTTCGATTTGTTCTGATGCGGTCGGTTCTTCGAGGCCCCGACATGGATTTTTAGTGATTAAGTCGTTTTCGCAAGCCTTTTCGAGGGTAGCTTTTGCATAAATATACGCACGGTGGATATAGCTCTTACTTTTACCCTCAAGACCGTTTAGACATTTTTGTAAATGCAATAATTTTAAATCACAAAGTTTTGTTGTGCTTATGTTGTCAAGATATACTCGTTGCATGATTCCGTTAATCTCTTTAAATGTGCTTGAGGTTACTTTTGATTTTTTATAAACGTCGAGCCACTCATCAACCCATTCCCCAAACGTGGTGTTGCTATTAAAAACTAATTTTCCAGCGTTATAATCGCTTTTAGTTTTGTGGTATTTTTCATCGACCTCTTTTTTTGTTTTGCCGTAAACAGTGACTCTCTTTTTTGTTCCATCGTTTTGGGTTATGTGAAGACTTCGGCGATAATAACCTTTTTCGTTTTTTTTCACGGGACCTCCTTTCTAAAAAGGGGCAGGATAAATTATCCCGCCCCATGCCCTTCGTTGCGAGGGGCTTATTTTATTTGCTTACTACATCATAAGTTTTCGCAACTTTCAATTCGCTAAAGCTGATAAGCTCAGTAATCTCAACTTCAACAGGGCTGTCACTCGTGAGGATAAATGATTCGCACACGGAAATGGTGTTGTCCGGTCTAATGTCTTTCATGTAATTGTTTGCACCATTTTCCCAATCGCCGTCAGGGTAATCAACGGCAAATGCAGACTCAAGTTCCACTCCATCTTGAAATGCTTGAGCATAAACTGCGGTATATGCCCCGGTGGTATCCTCAGAGTAATTGCCGAACTCGTAAGCAACGAAAAAACATTTTGTGCCATCGTAATCGTCGCCGATTGCAGCGTCGCCGAAGGTTACCTCATAATCCCCGAGGTTATGCCCGGTTGTTGCCGCTGCGCTGGTTGCTTCCGTGGAACCCTGATCGTCGGTAGCACTTGTTCCGCACGCTGAAAAAGCAAAAACTACAGCAACCACCATTAAAACACTTAGTAACTTCTTCATTTTTCCCTCCTCTATATTAAACCTTTAGCGCGATAATGCGCTAAGGCTAATATCAAGACTTCTTCTGTGACTTCGAGATACTCTGCAAATTCATAGACTGTACGGCAACCGTCTTTTTCTGCTTCCCTTAATAAACATAACGGCACCAGCATTTCATAAGATTTGCGCCGTGCAAACGCTTCTTGTTTGCAATCACAAAGGATATTTCCGACGCTGTAACAATGATGACAATACTCCTCCGCTAATATGCACCGCTTTTCGGCGGTGTTTTTTATGTTGGGGGATAAACCTATTACCCCATTACTATATAGAGCTTTTAGGGGCGTATCCTCAAAATCAAAAGGCAACAACAGTATGCTTGCTTCTTGAATTTGCTGTTCTATTGCTTCTATTTTCGTCATAATAATATGTCCTTATGGTGATGTCGACATAAGTATACAACCATACCTGTACCAAAACAAGGACATTATTTTCTTTGCGCTCTCAAAAACTCAGCATACTCCATTACTTTTTTCATTTCATCTTCGGTGAGGTCGCGTGTTGCATGTGCGGCTATGGTGTGGATTGTTTCCGGTTCGTTGCTTTTGTCTTCAATGAGATCTGATTTTTTAATATTAAAATAATTGGACATTACTTCAATAGCGCTCATTTTTGGGTAGCAATTACCGTTTAACCAATCACGAAACGTGGTGTAGGGGAATCCTATTTCGCTTGCAACCGTTTTTGGGGTTTTTCCTGTACGTTCCACATGCTTTTGTATGTTATTTGCCATAATCTTTTTATTTCCTAAGTCTTTTAATGTATACTTTGCCATGATTACCCACCTACCTTTACGTCAATAATACGATAAAATCGTCACAAAGTCAATGTTTTTATAAAAAAATACGGAAAAACCGTTGACATATTATGTCGATAGGTGTATATTGTTAACAGATACGAAAATACCGTACCAAAAGTAACAACGAAAGGAAATATAAACAATGAAAATCACACTTAAAGC